TCGAACCCCCACGCTTTCGCACTGGTACCTAAAACCAGCGTGTCTACCAATTCCACCATAGGCGCATAAAAGAGTGACCACCTAAGTGTGCCTTGATTGCTTACTTCGCGACGTTGCAATCTTCCCAGATAAACAATACGGTTGCAACCGTGTTTTCTATCCCTTCACGGGTTCAGCATAGGTGGTCTATATTGGTGGAGAATAACGGGATCGAACCGTTCACCTTCTGCGTGCAAGGCAGACGCTCTACCGAATGAGCTAATTCCCCAAACTTTTAAATACTTGGTTTATCTCGATTTTCATTCATTTGCTTGATCATCGCGATTCGTTCTTTTTCACGATCTGCCGCTGTCAATACTAGATTCTTGTTGTCATAATATTCAGACAATTCAGTGGCAGTCAATTTAGACTGAAGATCTTTCACAATAAAATTATGTCGCTTAGTCTCAGAACTCTCAGGACTATACATCTTAAGAGATACCAACCTATTCTCTGCAAAACGGAGATTATCAAACTTACTAAACGGAGTCGAAATATTAGTCATACTATATCCTTGTTACAAAACTATAAACTGGCTCCACGACTTGGACTCGAACCAAGGACATTCTGATTAACAGTCAGACGCTCTACCAACTGAGCTATCGCGGAATGGTGCCCCCAGCAGGATTCGAACCCACGACCTGATGATTACAAATCAACTGCTCTACCAACTGAGCTATAAGGGCGAAAACTTATTTATTCTTCCAACCACTTCTTGATAGAACCAAACTTGAGATCGAGACGATACTCAAGAGATTCCCAACCATAGAAGCGCATTTCTTCATCATTAATGCCTTCTGCCTCAGCGATAATGGCGACTGCTGCCGCATTATCAAAGCAGTTCTTGACCAAACCCATGATACCGTCCACACGGCAAACGAACTCGGCGAAGTTACGATCCTGAGCGATCTTTTCTTCGTCCTGCTGTTCGCCAAGACGGACTACCAGACGCTCATATTCAGCGTCGAAGTCTTCGAGAGACTCGAAGGTAACGCCACGAGGGCGAAACCCGTACACATCCTTATGAAGGTCGGAGAAAACCGAACCATCATGAGTTTTAGGAAACTGGGCATCAATATCAGAAAGAGTAAACATAATCAAAGTTCCTTTTCACATCTTATATTCCAATATACCCTATAATGTGATAAAAGTCAAGCCCTAATTTTAGATTATTTGAAAAAAATGGTGGGCACGGTCGGACTCGAACCAACAAACCGAAGTGCGAGATTTTAAGTCTCGTGCGTTTACCATTTCGCCACGTGCCCTAAAATTCCCAATACTTTCGAAAAGTAAAAGTATCGGGAATTAGTTGGAGTGACGGGTGGGATTCGAACCCACGGTTTTACGGATTTGCAATCCGTTGCATTGGTCCGCTCTGCCACCGTCACATAATTATCGCGAATCTGACATTCGTGATAATTCTGGTGCAGTCACATCAGCATTCTTTGCTTCAGTCGCAGCAGCATTAGCAGTAGCAAGTGCTTCGTCTGCCGCTGGACCAGCAGCTTCTGCTGCCGATTGTGGTTCTGCAGCAGGAGAACATGCAGCAGTGAGTGCTACAACTGCGAGTGCCATAAAAGTCTTGATATTCATAATATTTTCCTTGGTTAAAAAAAGGTTGAGGGGCTAACCGTGATCCCTCGCGTGCTTATTAGGTAGCAACCCCTTATTGGTGGGTTCTGCTGGGTTCGAACCAGCGACCTACTGATTAAAAGTCAGTTGCTCTACCGACTGAGCTAAGAACCCGAAACTGGTAGACAAGGAGGGACTCGAACCCCCAACCAAACCGTTATGAGCGGTCGGCTCTAACCATTGAGCTACTCGTCTATAATTGGCGGAGAGGGTGGGATTCGAACCCACGGTACCTTGCAGTACGCTAGTTTTCAAGACTAGAGCAATCGACCACTCTGCCACCTCTCCTAAATTTCAAAGACCAATCGCAGTACGATATGTCTCAAGAATCATATCCTCTTCCTGTCGAATATGCGCTTCCTTCTTACGGAGGCGAATAATCTGGCGAGTTGCCTTGGTGTCGAAACCGTCACCCTTCAACTCGGAATAGACTTCCTTACGGTCTGCCTTCCTAGCATCAAGATCTGCTTCGATACGTTCGATGCGCTCAATGAAAAGGCGAAGTTTGTCAACTGCAATAATATCTGTCATAATAAACTTTCTTGTTAAAATGGATGCCCGATGGCGGCAACGTAACTTAGAAACCCAATATACGCTTTATTTAAGATAAAGTCAAGTCTTTTTTATGATTTATTTGTATGGGTCGTAATTTCTTCCCCAGAACCATCCACTCGGTAGACTGAAAGACCGTGGGTCAACCAGATGCGTCTTACCGCTTGGTTCAACACACCACCTTCGCACACGCATACTTTGCATAAGACTCATCTTGCGTCGAGTCTCGTATGAGTGTCTCCGATTATACATCGGATTGTTCTCACCACGACGAGTTCCCTTCATCGTCCTACTGATCTTTGACCGATGCTCATCTGACAATCCCTTGGCATTTGGGTTTTTATCACCCATCTTTGCCTCGGCAATTTTTTCCCTGCCTTCTGGAGTATGCCATTTATTGCGTTGACGAGTTACCTTGTCAACAACTTTAGAGATCTTTTGCTGTTTGGATGCAGTAGCGCGAATTAGTTCGATGTTGGTCGTTTGCAGAATCAATTCGCGAGGTTTTGGAACGATGGTTGGATCTTTTACGATCCACAGTTCCGTCTTATGTTGAAAGAGGTAGAACCTCATTTACAATGCCTTTATCAATCAATGTCAGATCATGCTCACGATCAATGTATTTAAACTCAACATGATTTGGGTCAAATTCCTGTAACGCCTGGAAGACATCCTTCGTATTCAGGGTTGAACACGTATAGACATCAAGTTGCATCAATGCAGGTTCGACTTCATCCCATACATGCATAGCAATGTGACTCGTTTCAATAATGGTAACTGCAGTCAACCCACGATTACCTTCCATATCCGAGTAGATCGCATATGGTCCCATCAGTATTTTCATACCAATTTTGGAAACCAGTGTTTTCATCCAATCCTGAATTGCTTCTGCGCACTTCGGCGGATTGTTTAATTGCGCTCTGATAATCAGATGCTTGTGTTCAAGAATTTTCCCCATAGTTGTCCCTTCCTAGGAGGTGTCGGAAAGATTTATTTATATGGGTTCCACCATATGCTGTTTATAAATTCTTCACCGAAACGCGAAACTGCGAAGTCATAGTTTTCACGCATAAATGGATACTTTTCATATAACTCATGTTTTTCATCATCACTAAATTCTGGATGTTTACCAAAACTCCAAACTTTACGAGAAAAATTCATTTCATCAGAGGATGTCCATATACGATCAATAATTTCTTTACCAAATCGAGAAACTGCATAATCATAATCTTCCTGCTTAAACGGATACAGTGTAAACAATTCTGTAATTTGACTCTCGTTTAAAACTGGGAAATCTTTTATCTTTACAGCATCCTTAGAAGAACTCGGCGGAATATAGTCTGGTAATTCTAAATATAAAAATAGGTTGGATATAGATTCATTCGTGAACATTGTTTCATAGAAATTTAAATGTAATTTCCCAAATACTTCAGTAACATTTTCTATTGTTTCTCTCCACGAAAGCAGACTCTCCTCAAATCCAGGTTTTCCTGAATTCAATATTTCTGTTACTGATTCTGGAATGACACCTGGAGTATTGTTTACCAATTGATTTATATACCAAGATTTAATTTCACCCATAGAATTGGTTTCTAAGAATTTTTTTGTTGACATCCTCATCATTGTATATGATATGACTTGTGAGATTGGATCCCTTAATGTCATGGTGGGTAGAACGTTTAAACCAACATTATCCGCATTCTGTTTAAACCAGCGGAGTTGTTCTTTTGTAGCGTTTTCATTTGATGGTGTAAGATCACCAGTTAACCGAATACCATCAACATTTACTAATTGTGCCATGTTCTCGAAGTATTTTGTTTTATCAAAACCTTCTGGTCCTGGAACTGGATTGAAATCTTGGAAGATGAAAATCTCTTTTTGTGGGAAATTACAATCAGTTCTTCTGCTTAATTCCCCATGCAACCACGTGCTGCCTGCTCTCGCGTTTCCGAAATACAGTAGAAAGTTTTTCATATGTGAATCTTAGTTCACCAAAGACTTTTTTGATCGTGACAACTTCTTAACCTCAGGTGCCTTCCATCCAGGAAGAAAGGATTCTAGAACAGTCGCCAGCGTGGGATACTTCTCAAGTAGTTTCTGATCCTTAACAAGATCGAGAAGTTCTGCCTCAGTTGTGACTACACCCTGACAGATCTGCATCCAAATTTCTTCACGACGCCATTGCGCAACCGCTGCAGCACTACCTTCTGGTAGTAGAGTTAGAATGCGACGGAATTCCTGTGTAATGGTAGTATCGCCCATATTTTCTGGGAGACCCTCATCCTTAAAAGGAGTCTTACCTTCTGGTAGATTCCATGGACCCTGCTCGTAACCAACACCCCACGCGACAAATCGCATAAGAATAGAGTTGCCGACTGAGATTGCACGAACACGTGTAGAGAGTTCTTCGGTTGTTTTCGCTTCAACTGCCCAGTCAAGAGCCTCGTTGATCTGCCTAAATTTCTTTGGTACTGTTGCCATTTTCAATTTTCTTTCGTAGATTTGTGGTACTAAAATCGTGTCGGCGAGAATTATAGTAGATTTCCATCTGCAGATCGCTGCCTGTAAAATTCTTACCGAAATATTCCTGCCCAATAATGCGAACATCCCAATCATATGACTTTAGTATGTTCAGAAGATCTTCTTCGGTCGTGTATGGAATAATCTGATCGACATACTTACAACCTTCCAACTGAACCCACCGTTCGAACACTGACTGGACAGGTTTGTTCTTCTCTGGTCGGTCGATTGTGGGATCAGTTTGCAGTGCTACGACTAAACGATCACACTGTTCCTTTGCTTCCTGCAACATGAGAACATGACCTGCATGAAACAGATCAAAACAACTTGCGGTAATACCTATACGATTAGAACTCATCAACCAACTCAATCAATTGTGTCATACGATTCGCGATAAAATAATTCAAAAGACCAGAGCGATCGCCCTGTTTCTGCATCTCATAGTTATCTATAATACTTTCCTTGATCTCCTCAGGAATGCGCGACAGATCAACCAGTTCGCGGTTGCGCTGGAAATTGCGCCACATTTCATCATTGGTGATGAAGTCTTCGGGTTTCTGAGTTTTCCAAAGTGCAAGAGCATCCTTACGAATAGGACGCTGACGATCACCATTGACGAAGGTATCATCGCCCGACAGAATATTGGGAACACCATCGCCCTTATCGCCCATGATAATATGCTCCATTAGAACTGCTTCAGGAGTTTCCGCCAACTTAATAAACTTCTTCTGAACAGGAGCATACTGCTTAACGTTGCTCCACTTCTGCAACTGATTAAAGTCATGGTCGCCTGACAGAACAAGAAAGGGTTCAGCGCTGGGTATGAGACCATCGGTATTCATGGTCTGACTATACTCGGCGAGAACTGCGATGACATCATCTGCCTCTGCACCATCAACATCGATTACAGCATATGGAAAGTGTTCAGCAAGTTCAGCACGAACAAGATGCAGTGCTTCGAAGATAGAGTTCCAATCGAAACCACTATCGGCACGAGACTTTTTACGGTTTGCCTTGTAGTTCGGGAAATACTGACGACGCCAATAGTGACGGTTGTCACATGCAATAACCATTTCACCGAACTCAGGACCAAACTTCTTTCGGTATGACCGAAGTGCATTAATAATCATGTGCCGAACTAGAGGAACATTTACCTCAACGTCTCGACGACCTCCCAAATTTACCATTAGACTACTGATCGCAGTCTGGTTATAATCTACAACAATCACGTTTCATTCCCATCATTTAACGTTGTATCAAGCGCATTACGAATATCAGTTAACATAAGTGTTTCCGGAGTATCCATCCCACGTTGACGCAAGAACATGCCGTATACCAAAACAGAAACCACTGCTGCATCAGCATAGAAACTTTCATGGTGTGTAATACCAAACTTCTCAGTGCACACCTTGGTAATTCCTGCCATAACTGCTTTACCAGCACGTTCGGCATCTTGGTACGAACTATACTCATCAATCCCCTCTAGAAAGTACGAGAGAGATTCCTTGTCTGGATTTGGGTCTTCTGCTTTTTTCTTCGGATTAAGAAAAGTCACATTATCATTATCACTCATTAAAACACTTTCAAAATCAGAGTCGTAGGGGTAAGTCGTGCACGCACAGGAGCAGACTTACTTTTAACTGAAGAATACCATTTTGTCAAGCCATTTTTCGTAAGACCAGTAAATTCTTTTACTTGCGTCTCTGGTTTACGAAGCAACTTACAACTGGACATTGATTCTTCATATCCTACAAGTGATGCACCCTTAACAGTGATGCCCCCACCAACTGGACTGTAGTACTTATTCAACTTACGAGTCTTAGTATCGAACGTCCAAATTTCACTACAGTTTAACAGATTAATGGGATCGATGCTGGTAATTCCAAGAGTAGGATCTTCGGGTTGGAACTTGATGTTCCTGACCAGTTTGGTCATATCCTTTGGTTTCTTCTTACGAACCTTAGCAACCTGCTTGCTGACATAAGACTTCTTGAGTGAAGTAATGTAAGATTCGAGCAACTTGATGATGCTTTTGATTTTCGTCATACCTGTTAGGTGCGCATAACCTTCAAGCAACTGCAACTGCATGTCAGTCAGTTGACCCTTGGGCAAACGACGAACCTCAACCAATTCAGCAAACTCTGCAAGAATTGGTTCAATCTTTTCAACACACTCAAGATAGTGCTTATCTGCCATACGATATGGCATGAGGATCTGAGGAATGTTCTTTACATCTTCGCCGATAAGAAGATTCTCGATCTCATCATTGACATGAGAAGCGATATAGATGCTGGCGATTAGAGGTTTCTTGACAACCTTTTCGATGGGTGTTGCTGCAACAGCAACATCTTCATCATCGAGTTTGATGCGCTTGTTGACAGTTTCTTCTACCTTATCCCAGATACGAGACTTATCCCGTTCACTGAGAGGGAACCCACGCATAGCAATACGAGCAGAATTAGCATAAGTCCGAGGAAGCAATTTGTCAGGAATTTTACTGAGAGTCTTCAGTTTATCCTTATCTTCCTTGAACCAGTCAAAGAGAAAGGCACGACAATCTTTCTGGTCAACAATAAAGTTATACCAATTCAATGCATTACCATATTCTGACTGATAGTTCGTGGGTTCATACTCTGTAGACCAGATTGGTTCTACACCCATCATCTTAGAATCAGCAATAGGAACTTTCAGTTTATACATCTGGTCACCTCATTCAATTTATAAATTACTATACCCCGTTTCCGTGGAAAAGTCAAGCTATAAATTTCACATTCGTAATTGAGTCATACCTGAACGAACGCCATCCTGCGTTTTCGGTATCCCAGACAGGCAGAGCATCAGGGTTCGATACCTTACCTTCAGCGGCACTAGTAGTTTTCTTTGGCAATACAGTTTCCTGCAGAGTGCATCGAATAACTCGAACATCCCCATTGCGTTTTGTGAACGTCACTTCAGCGTCCATCTTCTTCAGGTTCTTTACGAGCATTTCACGGTCGATTTCCATAATCACATTCTCCTAATATTGGTTTTATCAATTTCAACTTTACCATCTCTCCAAGATTTTCTGGGAGGATCTGGTGCGGGTATATCGTGGGTAGACATATGTTTTTCCATAGTGAAAAAATCTGTTGGGTTTTCTACCACCACTTCAGTTTTCTTCTTTGTTGGTTTTACCTTTGGTTTACTAACAGGTGGAGTTGATTCTACCACATCAACCACATCATATTCTACTATACCCGTTTCTTCTTTCTTTGTCAAGCCTAAAATTGAAATATTTGCAGCGACGACCAAAAGAATTGCCAGAGGATCGAACACAAAGATAAGAGTTATGATCATCATGCGCACTGCTTTGTCGACAGTAGCATTATCGCCACTCCCGTAGAACAGTTCTGCGATATATTTGATCGGACCTACTTCTGCTTCGAGTTTAAGATTTTCAGTTTTGAGCGGAATGAGATCAGTCTCAATAGTCTCAATGTTTGTAACCGCCTGTTCAATTTCTTTATTAAGGGACGCTCGTTCCCTTTTCTGTCTGTTTCGAATGAAGTTAGCATCAAGGACATCCTCCGCAGTAGTGAGTCTGTCCAAAGTGTCCAAAGATGTTTGCGCATTCTTCAGTCTCCTCTCTGCTGATTGTTTTTTGCTCTCGAGTTGTTCAATCTTCAGTTGTGCCGAACCACCTACCGTGGTGTGCTCAATGTGCGCTCGACTTAGATAACCAAACACACCCATACTTGTGATGAAAGACAATACCACGATTGCGATCACAAAGTAAGACTTCAATAATTTGTTGGCAGTGGACCAATTTCGATACACCCAACTAGCAGTTATGAGTTTGGCAAATTCTAGTGACCCACCCATTGCTGCAACAGCAATGGGAGATGCTGGGAAAATCGCCATCAACCCAAGAATTGAAAAGTAACCAGCAACCGACGTAATCGCCAGTGCTGCCAGTATTAATAGTGCTATGAAAAGCATCCAGGTCTCCATTCAGGAAGTTGTAACGTTTTCAAATGAGACAATCGTAAGCGAACGTTCCACATATCATTTATGCATCGTTCGTCGAATCGATACTCCCACTGTAGCAGGTGTTCAACTGCCTTGGCATGCGCTTTGCTGGCATACTCCGCGACAACTTCCTTACGCATCTCACCCAAATAATTGGTCACATAAGTGGAACTGCCGAAATATTTTTCGAACAGTTTCTCTGTCTTACATGAATATCCAATATAAAATTTGCCGTCGTCGAAGTAAGTGCAATATACTCTATGCACCTTCTTCGGCAACGGCAGTTTTCTCGGTTTCTTAACTATCATAAATGTCTACTCCGCAGTAGACTATTTATTCGCCTTCATGATCCGTGTCGAAATCATATTCTTCTTGCTCAATACCCTCTCCACAGAAAGGGCAGTGTAATACTCTATAATATTTGTGATCCATATCATGATCTACAAAGAATAGAGCATTGCAACTGGTGCATTCGTATTCTTCATTATCCATTTAAATATCTTCTGTTACAATCTCAGTAGTGATGTTATTGTTTTCACAATATTGAGTATATTCAGGAGCGAGATTTGTTTTGACGTCCGCCGCCCACTCGTCATGGATTTGTTGATCAGTAAATGTAAGAGTTACAATATTTTTGTATCCCTGTGCAGCAAAATATGCATTTTGTTCGATTTTATCACTATTTTCTGTTATAAAATTTGTATGTGCGGATGATCCCGACTCATTTAGTACTTGCCAATACCATGGAGTATCTAGATCTTCTCTTGTATATGTAATTGTTACTTTCTTAGCCATGTTAGTGCCTTTCTCGGTTAAATTTTATGCTGCTACGCCCCAGACATCATCCCATTTACCTGATAGCGCACCCTTAGCATAGTCGGTGGCACGATTTTCAAAGAAGTTAGTATGTGTCGGAGCATTGATCATTTCCTCAACCCACGGCAGAGGATTCTTCTTGACCTTAAAGATACCCTTGAGTCCAAGACTAATCAGTCGACGATCGCAGATATAGCGGATATACTTCTTAACATCAGCAGATGTAAGATCTTGCATCTCACCCATCTCGAATGAGAGATCAATAAACTTGTCTTCTAGTTCCACCATCTTCTCTGCGATAGTGTAGATCTGTCCCTTTAGTTCATCATTCCAGAGTTCTCTATTTTCTTCAACATATGTGCGGAACAGTTTAATCATCGACTCGGCATGCATCGTTTCATCAACGATTGACCAAGTAACGATCTGACCCATTCCCTTCATTTTTCCGTGACGAGGGAAGTTGAGGAGCATAATGAAGGATGAGAACAATTGCATACCTTCAGTGAACGCACTAAACGCTGCGATATTGGTCGCGACTGATTCAGGTGTGCCATTTGTGTTCGACAAATCCATAAAGTAGTCGTGCTTTGCTCGCATTGAGTCGTATTCAAGGAATTCCTGATACGTTGTTTCTGGCATACCAAGAGTTTCAATGAGGTGAGAATACGCTGCAACATGTAATGCCTCCCGTGCCGCAAATCCCATCAACATCATACGAACTTCAGGTTGTGGGAAATATGGCAGATAGTTCTTAACATAACCACCAGCAACATCGATATCGCCTTGGGTAAAGAAACGAAAAATGTTTGTTAAGAAAAGTCTTTCATTATCAGTTAGACGTTTCTTCCAGTCATTGACATCTTCTACCATCGGTACTTCGGTGTGTAACCAGTGTGACTGTTCGTGCTTCAACCATGCGTCGTATGCCCATGGATAGTTAAACGGTTTGAAATACGATCTTTCACTCATTAATGTCATGGATTTCCCTGACCCCTATACTTCTTAAAATTTTGCTTTTTGCGCTTATTCATTGTGCTTGTTTTAATTTTACCATTACCAATACTAGTACCTTTCTTATAGGTATTATTGATAGTGTTTTTTATTGTCCCGTTGGACTTTGAACCTTTTGCCATTAATTACTCCCCGCCCATTTGATTAGATCATCATAACCACCGACGTGATGTCCATTAATCCAAATTTGCGGAACTGTTGTTATCCCAGGAACTGCGGCAACTACATCTTCCCATAATACATCTTCACCCACCACGCTTTCAACATACTGAATTTCCATACCAGTCATAAATTCTTTTGCCAGTACACAATACGGGCAATCTGGTTTGGTATAAATTTCTGCAAAAAACTGTGACATGTTTTACCCCTCGCACGCAACACAAGTGTCGCCTTCAATCATTGCCTTGAAGTCGATCTCCTTGATCACTTCTCGTTCAATGCGCTTTGATACCTTATCTGCCTTACCGATCTTTTCAGAACGACAGTAATACATCGTCTTCAAACCCTGCTTCCATGCAAGATAGTGAACAGCATGAAGATACTTGATATTTGCATCAGGACGGAAGAATACATTGAGGGACTGTGCCTGATCAATAAACTTCTGTCTGTCTGCTGCATGCTCAATAACCCAACGCTGGTCAATTTCCATGGAGGTCTTATAGACTTCCTTAGTAATATCGTCCATCCAAGTAAGATGCTGCACCGAACCATCGTTGGCGATAATCGAGGACCAAACCTCATCATACCAACCAGAAGGTCTGCCCATTGCTGCTTCTTCTAGAATAATCGCATCAAGATATTTATTCTTATTTAAAAATGAACCTGATAGAGTATCCTGACGATACGCATTTGCTCGCCACGGTTCAATCGACGGACTGGTATTGCCCATAATAATTGACGAAGATGCATTCGGAGCAATTGCCTGCATATGGGAGAAACGTCGACCAGTGCCAACAGCATCAGGTGCCTCACCACGTTCTGTCCCGAGTTCTAGATTAGCAGTATCGAGACGAGTTTTGATGTGCTTAAACACTCGCATATTAATACCCTTGGCAACTGCTGACTCCCACGCAACACCCTTGCGCTGAAGATAAGCATGGAAACCAAGCGCACCAATACCAATAGACCGTTCACGCTTTGCTGAATAGATCGCACGAGCAACCTGCTTAGGAGCATTGTCAATGAAGTATTGAAGAACGTTGTCTAGCATCTCTGCCATGTCCTTGAGGAACAACGGATCTTTTGACCAAGAATCATAGTATTCTAGATTGACTGACGAGAGACAGCAAACAGCAGTGCGCTTCCTATCCGTCGGAAGAATAATTTCCGAGCAGAGGTTCGACTGATTAATTCTCAGACCAAGATCCTTCTGGAACTGTGGTAATGCACGATTGCTCGCATCAATAAAGTGCAGGTAAGGTTCACCTGTCATCATGCGCAGTTCTAGAATTTTCTGCCAGAGATCTTTCGCTGAAACTGTATCGCGGATTTCACCTGACTTCGGATCAGTAAGATCCCAACTGTCATCAGCATCCTTATCGGTCATACAACGCTCGACGATTTCCATAAATGCATCCGAGATGTTAACCCCATGGTGCAGGTTCAGTGCACGCATGTTGGGATCACCAGTCGGTTTGCGCATTTCTAGAAATAACCCAATGTCAGGGTGAGAAATATCCAGATAAGCAGCATAAGAACCACGACGAGTGCGACCTTGACGGTAAGCCATACTAGAAGCATCATAAGTGCGAAGGTGAGGCATAACACCAGTAGACTTATCATCTGCGGCGCGAATGCCAAAACCAATACCAACGCCGCCACCAAGCATAGACAACCAGTTAGTTTCTGAAAGATTTTCAACTAGACCCTCCGCAGTATCATCAATGAAGTTTAGGAAACAACTGATTGGCATACCACGCTTTGACCGACCAAACGAGAGGATCGGAGTCGCGTATGACAACCAGTGCTTTGATGCATATTCGTATAGACGCTGCGCATGTGCAGGATTAGAACCGAACGTCTTTGAAACAAAAGCGAACCGATGCTGCGGAGACGTTTCGTCGTCCTTCATGTATGATTCTTGAAGTCGCTGAATACCTAGTTTGTCAAACAGGGAGTCCCGTGATAAGTCAATCTCAATATCCAGATAATTCTCTCTTGCCATTTATAGTCCCTGTTCCTTCAACACTTTTTCGATGTCTGGTTTGAAATATGATTCTGGTTTAAGAATCTTACCATCCTCACGCTTTTTAATCTTACCATTATCAGAAACCTTACTCATGTTAGAAGCACGAACTTCTTTCCACACCTCTTCAAAGTTGATACCAAGAGTTGCAAACAATCCTTGAACAACCCAAACTAGGTCGGCACCACCGTCAGCAATGTCTCCAATATGACGACGAAGAAAACCATCGCAAAGTTCGCGGTATTCTTCATCGATCAGATTAATATATAGGTTTGCTTGCGCCATATTATCATCATTTAGATGCGGAGTTGTGCCCACATATTGATCTGCTGCAATCATAAATTCGGTAACGTCTTTTTGGTTATTCATAATATTTTCTTTCTTTGTCAATGCCCAAGATCCATCATGTTGATCGGACCAAATTAGTTCTGTGTTTTCATCCCAGTGAAGGGTCTTCAATAGATCGTGCGGAAGCTCTATATATAATTCACCATCATCATTTTCCTTAACTATAACTGTTGTCATATTACCAATGCCGTATCGTGTTGGTAATAATTACAAAACACGTAACGATGTGTATCACAACCCAAAATGTTTTGAGAAACAACGCAACACGTGCTTCTTGTATTGTAAGAATAGGAACATCAGGTCTATCTTCGTCTGTTGAACCCATAAGATGACCAGTTGCTCGAGACCATATTTTTTCTAGACTATTCATGGTAACATTTCTATTCTATAAGGTGCTTCGTCTTTCCACCACGGATCTTCCGTAAGATCTTCTACGACTTCGAGTGCTTCTTCTTCAGACTCAACATCTGCAACAACAATATCATCTTTATTATATACTAACCAATTAATCACGGAAGTTTCCTTTCAAACTCTGCCCACGCTGTCATGTCATCTAGTGCCTTGATTACATCGGGGAAGTGTTGACCGATTATTGTCCAGCACTGTTCTGCTACGATACGGTGTTCTTTCTGCGTCGCTTTATCCATACGCAACTGGCAGTAGTGAACCCACGAACGCAGCGAACCTGCCATGATGATAGTTGATTCGGTATTACCTTCAGGCAGAACAGCACGTGCCTGCTCCTTTGCGATACCGTTTTCAATCGCCCACTCATAAGCATCTAAGGCAGCATCAGTAGCAGTTACCTGTCTCATTGCCCATTCTTCGGCCAATGCGTTGTCGTCGGATCCCAATTCCACCGAGTTTTGTCGGTTATTGGTATCCTGTAGTCGTGCTTCTCTAATGACGAATCCAAGGTCTGTAGTCGGGTCTGCATATCTCTGTGAAAATTCTTGGAACGAAAAGGATCGATGGCGAAGAATTTGCCTAGCGATGTCACGAGTTGTTTTAATTTCCATTGATACATGTACCATCTCCAGTGGTGACCAGTGTTGGTTCTTAATAAGATACTGAACCAGTTTAGGTGCTGTTGCGGTGCTGTTCTGGTTTGACGGATTAGATACTCTTGCTGCCCATGCAACCAGTTCATTGGCAGTACTACATTCTGTATACGCACTTGGTTTTGTAAGTCCGATCAGATTTACTTCGCTCATTCAACTCTCCATGATGTTGTATTCAATTTAATATTAGTGGGCCAATCGCCTTCAGTATAAGATTTATCATGAAATCTCAACTCGTTTGTAGGCATAATACAAAGTCTGCCGTTGTCTAGTTCTATAAACATAAACTCCTTAGACTGCGAAGGATGCATACTGTAACCATCGTTCATAGGAATGGCAGTAAACAGATAGCGACCAAACTCCCCAGTACTACGAATCTCTGCTCGCTGACTGTTCAGATAATCATAACGAATAACTGAGAACTGATCACCATAACAATCCCATACCTGTGTATCTTCAAGAGTCCACGCTGGTTCTGGGTCTACAGAAAATGCTAGAGCATGCGGAGGAACACCACGGTAGACTGCACCACATTCAAGCATGATATGACACCCCCATGAGTGTCCAGGTTTTGAATGCAATGCAAACCAAACACAGGGTTCAAAGGTATATGGTTCTACACCCTTACGAATGAACGATGAGTCTACCCAGCAGTAGATATGATGTGGAAGATTTCCCGACCCAGTGTATAGCATTACTCAACCTCAAATTCTTTGACTTTTTGGAACTGTGCCCTACTAACATATCCAACACCCAGAAGATGATCTACACGATTAGATGCATCGGCATAATCGATATACGTACCATCATCGAACCACCACCAGCGGTCGAGACCAAGCAACCAGCGAGGTTCGCGGCGATACTCTACCAACCACTTACCGTCTGTGCGATGAATACGCAACTTTGTGATTCGAAAATGAGCGAGTTCTACGCCATATTCATTAGCGACAAGTTCGCTCATACTTTCCTCCACATCATATACTTTGCCTTTGCTGATAGTCCTTGAAACGTATTATCATTTATAATACTCTGGATTTCACCAGAAGTCAATCCATTTTCAATCATTTCATTAATATCTTTTCCTGGAACATCTGGCCAAATGACCATCTTATACCCCATATCAATATACTTATTCATTAACTTACCGACTTCTCGGTTTTTTGGTTGATTATCAAAAATAATTGTTATTTTTTCTTTTTGTAACGGAAGTTGGTCGATTTTTCCGAATGACGTTCCAGCACAAGCGATAGAATTATCCAGAAAAAGGGAGTCAAGGGGCCCTTCGACAACAAGTATTTCTTTTGTAGGATCGACCCTATCCAGACCGAAAATCGATGGTGCATCTTCGTCTACCTTAATGTTAATATAACGTAATGACTCGCCTCTGATTCCGCGAAGGCTAACAACAAGGAGTTTACCAGCGCCATCAAAAAAAGGAATCGCGAGTCTCGGTTCAGATGTAATGATCGAGTTTTTATATTTGTCATTAAGCTGTATGACATCTTTAACATTAGGAATGAAATACAACCTATCAAAAGCATCGCGAGGAATTTTGCGGTCAGTAACATATTGAATTACCTCATGATCATCTGGTAGCGTATCAAGTCGATCCATAATCGAGTCGAGCAGTTTAGGTTCTGGTTTCTTAGTAAACTTTGGTTCTTCAAACTTTAGAACTGATTCTACAGTTTTATGAGAAGTCTTGTTGTGAGCACCATCTGCATATCGTTCTACGACATATTGACTGTAGAGGGTGGCATCAAAGTTCTTGAGGAATGTTCCAAAGTGTTGACTCGCGCCACACTTATGGCACTTGTAATACAGATCGTTCTTACCACGATAGAAGTATCCTCGTGCCTTCCTCTTATTACGTTGTGAGTCGCCGCAGATTGGACATCTGCAGTTGAATAGATCTTGGGTTTTCTTCTTGAAATTCTCTAGTCGATATGAAATCGAATGGAGATACTTGATGTCAATATATAAACTCATAATATAGTTATACCCCATTATGGGGCGGAAGTAAAGGGATTTATTGAAAAAACTTTAATATCATTGGAAGTATCTTGGTTATGATTGCACCAAGAACAATACCACCACCAATCATAATATACTTGGTTTTTTCCAAATTGTCAATACGTTTTTTGTTTTTTTCTTCTTCTTTATCAATCGATTCTTTGAGTTCTTTGATCGATGTCATGATCTTAACTTCAGTTTGGTCAACTTTATCTGAGAGTTCTCTCGTTGTAGTTGTGATGCGAGAGTGAAGTTCTTTATTGTTTTCAGTTGATTCTCTACGATGGACTTCCATCGCATCGTAGAGATCTTGATTTACATTTTCTTGTCCGCTTAGTTTTAAATCGTGCACGGCAAGCATTTTATTGATTGAGTTAGAAACATCGGTCATCTTTTCTATTACGGTATCCAGACGAGCGAACACGACCTGCATTTGTTTCAGGTCGTGCTCTAGAATTGCGACTTTAGTTTCTAACTCCGCCATTTACTTTGCTTTTGGTTTGCGGATTTTCTTGACTACTTTTTTGACAATCGCTACTTCTGCTTCTGCCTTGTCGACAACGGCAGTAAGTTCAGCAACGTCTATTTTGCCATCTTTGTTTGTATCTGCAAAACCGAATAGAGTTTTGATGAGTTCTTTAATTTTGTTAAACATATCTGTTATCCCCATGCTGCGAATTGTTTTGTTTTCTTAATACGATCATCTAGACCATGCGTACCACCGTTTACACGACGAGTAATCTGACCTATAACTGCATCGGTAACACCCTTGTCAGCGATTGCGAACAGACCGTTCTTATTGAAGAACCATAGTGCTGATTCGAATGCCAGTTCGGTTGCAACGATGTCTGGATTGGTTAGAACATCAGGACGACCAACCGACTGCGAGAATGCAGTATAGTTGTCCTTACCAGTTAACTGAATTGGTCCACGACCACGGAACTTATACCCATCACCTGAAGATTCTGGACCATTGCCCATACGATTAGCATAGACCTTGTTGGCAATCTTCTCTGGTTTACGAGCGTAACCAGCAGTCGATGCGATTGTTGGGAAGTATTTTTTAAAGATGCCATTCAGACCCTTGTCTGAGTAGTTTAGGTTCTCCGAGAATACCTTAAAGTTGCCCGACTCGTGAGCACACTGTCCAAAGAAGTGTGCAGCTTGTGCAGATGACAGTTTGTAGTAACCCTTGGCACTTACATAAGTTCCTGGTCCCCACTTACCATCAGCAGTAATACCACACTTAGTTTGAAGTGCTTCCATTGGACCAAGTCCAGCAGTAGATGCTACCTTTGGTGCTGCCTTTGGTGCTGCCTTGACAACCTTTGCTGCTTGAACAACAGGAGCACCTGCTTCTCTTGTAGTTGAAGGATCGAAGTCAGCAACAGGAGTATACTTTGTGCCACCTGCCTTGGACTTGGTAGCAACCAGACGCTGCTTGCGGTTTCCACCTTCCTTCTTAATTGAAGCATGGACCCAACCAGAGTTCTTGTCACCAGCAGCATAGAATTCTAGGATGACTTGGTCAAACTCTAGATTATCAGCAACCCAGTCAGCAACTTTCTTGTTGTCAACACCCTTGACTTCAAAGTCAATTGCTTGACCATTAACGTGCTGGGATGTTTTCGAACCACCAACTGCCTTATTGACTAGTGGTGCACGATATGAGGAGTTGATTGTTACTGGACCAAACTTAGCACGAACAGGTTCGAGAATCTTTTCGCAACAGTAGCGCATGTTCTCAATATGCTCAGCAGTTGGTGTGTTAGGAATGCCAAGACGCTTTGCGGTTGGCGAGACGGTCATTTCCTCTAGGGCAAAATGTTCAGTTAGTTTTGTCATATATTACCCCTTAAAATGGACCGAAGTCGTCGTCGCTGTCTTTATACTTATCGATCGCTGCCATCAGTTTGATTTCAGTATCTGCCTCGATCGACTCTGCTTTGGCATGTTCAGTGTGCGCTTCTGCGAGATGCTTATAGTCTGTCTTACCGAGTTCCTGAACCTTGACATTCGGATCGAATTCGGCAACCTTCATATTCATCATCGTAGCGAATGCGCCAACAAATGCACCGACAATCATCGAGAATGCTGGACCAATAATTTTGAAGATTTCATTGTTATCAATGATATCATTTGGCATGAACATCCCAATCAACATCATTACAACAACGGATAGCATAATGGAACCCAAAGTGAGCGCCGCCATCTTCATAATCATGATTTGGACTTTGCCTTTTTCAATCTCTAGTTCCTCTAGAGTATTGACTTCTTTCGATACCGAAACAAAGTTTAATAATCCCTTCATATTATTTCCTTCTTATAATTTTATTCTTTTTGCGCCACTTCTTCTGAGCAGCTTTTGAAACTCCAGGTTCCGCTTGGTTTGGAATACTTGGATTATTTATACCGATACCAGCAATAGCACCGCCACCGACGCCCATTTCTTCGGCGACATATTCTTTAAATGACAACATTGTATCAGATTCCAATTGTTCTGCGAGAGATTTAGTTTCGTCTTGTTCCATTGTCATATAAAAAATTTCTTCCAGAATGTCTTCATCATACTCAGCGTTTTCTTTAACAAGTGCTATAGCAGCAGCAAATGACAGGAATCGTTTATTTTCAAATGGAACCTTTTCTATAATTCGCTTCAACTTAAAAACCATACGGTGTAGAAGAGTATATGATTCTCTTTCTTCTTCTGTCGCGAGATCTTGTTCTTTCTTAATGACAGCGCCATGCGCATCAATAATACCGAGACGATATGCATCAGTATCAGTAAATGCTGTTGTCAACATACGTAAGATACGATATGTTATGATTGCATCGACAAATCTTGCCATTAAATCCCTCTTAACTTGTTAACGATCGTGCGATCCATAAAAACATCTGGTAACTCACTATCGGTCATTCGGTTTAAAAATACCAGAAATGGTTTAATCAGAGGCATCAAATCGGAGAGTTTATAAACTATCATATCTGTCGCTGCTTGATTAAACACATTATATAGAACCAACAAATGATTTATAATAAGACGTTCGTTTAGAACATTAGTATTTTCGTATCGTGTTAATAATCTTCGGAGATAAACAAAACGTTTCAAATCTTCCTGTAAATCTGAAATACCAGTACATCCAGGATTATCATAGTGTTTAATTGCGAACATTAAAAAAGTTTCTTCATTCAATTCATTAATCATATTATGATACCGTTGCCGTGCCTCCGAGGAAATACCAATTACTACTTAGATAAATCAAATTAGCAGTATCACCTGCTGAATTAAACACAATAGAACTATGTCCAATATTAGAACTGATAGTCAAGTTGTGCCCACCACTGTTTGATATCATAGCAATAACTTTAACCTGACCTTCTACACCATCTGCGATGGTAAGTGTTCCAGGTCCATCAGGTGAAGTGATTTTAGTTATGAGAGCAGTCGCATTGATAGCACCCGCAGACGTTAAAGTCTGCGTAGTGCCACTCAATACCAGTTTACTGTTTAAAACCACAGAAACTGGAATACCACCAAACAGATTAGCAATACTTACTTTGTGATCATATGGTGATGTTGCTGGTTTAACAACATACATCAAGTCTGTAGAAACAAGCGATGACGCTGTTGTCAATGCTGAAAGTTTGCTATCTGCCATTGTCTAATGCCTTATGCGTCTGGGAATTCAATATCATCAGCAGCATCGCTGGATGCAATAGCATTCTTAGAGAGTGCTACAAGAACTTCGTGCTTCACACGACCAGCGTTAGCACCAGTTCCAACTGTACGCAGCACCCAACCAGAGTGAGCGGCAGAAGTACCAGTTTCGCCAGTACCCTTAGCAGCAGTTGCAGTTGCTTGATCAGCAGATGCTTGGATTTCGAAGTACTGAGCATTGTTACCCGTGCCCGAGATCAGAACGATTGTAAATGGTGTGTATGTTAGACCAGTAGGCGTACCAGCAGTAGTTGTGAGTGCGCCTCCAGCTTCAGTGGTTAGTGTAAAACCAGTTACGGATGGCGAAGTACCAGTAACAGCAGAAACAGTATAGATAGTTCCTGTTGCATAATCAGTAATAGTACCAGTTCCACCTAGTGTACCAGTAATTCTAATACGATCACCAGCTGCTAGAGTTGTTGCGGTGCAAGTAAACTCACCAGCAGTACCAGAGATAGCAACACCAGCAAGAGCAGTACGACCAGCGGCAGCAGACTCCGATGCAGCCAAACGGAACAGACCAGTTGTAAACCCTAGAGCGGATACGAAATACGCAGTATCATTAACTAATCCAGTAGCAGAAGCACCACCACCATTGAAATACTTAACTGATTCCGCAGCAACTAAACCATGAGTGGCATAAGTAAACTTCTCTTCAGCAATAGTAACAGCAGATGTTAGAATAGTGCGCTTTGGTTTTGCAATAGCAACAGTTGGCACAGTTTCATATGAAGAACCAGTATTTGTTACTGCGACTGCCGATACTAATCCACCTGAGACGGAAGCAGTTGCAGCAGCAGAAGAACCCCCACCACCAGAGAAGGTAACTGCAGGAACTTCGAGGTAACGTGTGCCACCTTGAATTAGTGCAACCGAGGCAACATTGTCACCACCAGCAGCGATTTCAGTGTTGTCAACACCAAAGACTTGAGTTGACTGGAAATTCGCTGTTGAAACCGAAGCAACAGATGTTGGTTTTTCGCTGATTGTATACTCTTGAGCAGAGAATACAGTAAGAACTGATCCTGGATTCGCATTAATTACCGTAGCAACTGTGTCACTAGCAACAGCAGTAGCAATCATTTCCTGATCACCTACACGAACAACATCACCAACTGCAAGAGCAGGATCGAAGTTAGTTCCGTCACCTGTTAGAGTAGCACGACCGTAATCTAGACTTAGTGTGAAGGTATGTGAAGCACCAACGCCATCAGTAGAGGCAATGATAGTTGGAAAATTGTGAAGTGCATTTGCTTCCGTTGTTGCAACACTGAAAGTATTGGTAGTAACATTAGTTACAAAATATGTGTCACCATCAGTCAAACCGACTACTTGAGTGCCGCCGCCATCTGAATAATCTACAGGATCACCAAGTTGGAATGGATGTGCAGCAGAAGTATATACTCCAGCAGCATGTCCAGTTGCACCATTGAATGTGATAGCAGGTGCAGTAAGAGTTACCGTTCCTGCCGATGTTTTATCGTCTTTATTACCCCATGCGGACATTAATTGTCTCCCTTTTTAAATTCTTGATCTACGTGGTTGAAAAATTCTTTTCTCTTTTCTTCACCAAGTTCCGAGGGAGACTTGATGTTATAATGTTCTAGTGCAGCATCGAACGTGTTCTTGTATGTCTCGTTCATTGACTTTACTGCATCAATATCTTCTTTAGTTAGTTTCTTGACTGCCATTGAAATACCCTTATGACGCTTCGACAACTTCTTTTCGAATCGACCTGATGGACTGCCAACACCAGCTTCTCTGTATCCTTGCCTCCAAGAAGTCGTGTCAATGGAGTCTTTTGCTTTGTTGATGTAGCGACCTGCAGTTGCTTTCGAGATCTCATCGACTTGCTCGACTTCTTCTGTAGCAGGAACGCGAACATATTTAGAACCTGGCTTAGCTGTATACTTACGAACAGCGATATCGGTCCCACGCATACGCTTGGTCATTCTGTCATAATCGCCAGTTTCACGAGCCTTAACATCGTCTTTCTTATTTGCAGAGAGATACTTCAATGCAGCATCCTTTGAGATCTCATCGATATTCTCGACTTCTTCTTTGGTAAACTTACCATTGACAAGGTTACCGTGAATGCGTTGAAAATTGCGCTGGTCAGCTCTCAATGCCGATTTGTATCCTTTCATTCTCTTATTATAATGACGGTCATCATCGTTATCATCTGCATCGCGAATCTCGCGCCATGCTTTGTCTTTATAGTTAATCAGAGTTTTATTTGAAAGTTCATCGATTGATTCGACTTCTTCTTTATTATACCGTTTTAGAAATTCATTAGCGTGCTTAATAGCAGCTGCTTTTTTTTGCATTGCTTTCTCAGCATCGAATGTTTTTTGCCATCCTTCTTGACGCTTACGTATACGTTCAGCATCACCCTTCTCAGAATAATCAGCTTCTTCTTTCACGCCACTAGCACGTTCGCGGGTTTTCTTAGAATCTTCCATGGACTTCTTTGTCACGCGAGTCGCCTTCAGTTCAGCTTCAAGATCCGGATCGATTTCTTCTTTCATACCAGCATTCAGTTTTTTGGCATGAGCATGTGCAGCCTTGTGCTGGTCAGGAGATGTTTGCTTTGATTGGGTGTCTCCATAAGGAAACGACTTGACAACCTTTGATGTCATCAATGCCTGACCCATCGCATCTTTTTTCCCTGTGGGAATTTTTTCGTTGACATGATGTGCATTATTAGCAGTGTGAACAAAATATGTTGCTTCTTCGAGATCGACTTCCTCAGTCTGAGATGCCTTTAGTGCAGCAGCAGTTGGTGCGCCTTCGCTTCCAGGTTTACGCATACGCTCACCTGAACCACCCTTAATGCGCTTACGCTTGGCATGAATGTTATCCCACAGTCCACGCTTTTCTTCGATTGTTTCTTCGTTGGTTTCTTTAGTGGACGAAAACTTCTTTACTGCAGATGATGCAGCGGCAGATCCAGCGGCACCAGCGATGGCACGAGTAGCAACACCAGCACCTGCGTTTTTAGCAAGTTTTGATGCAATCATTCTACCTGCTACTCCTGCTAATGCAGCATATTCATTTATAGTTTCTTCGCTCATCTCGCCTTGCATATAGTTGCTGGCGGTCGAGATGTAATCTTCTGCGAGAGTGATTTTCGACTGAACCCATTCAGGAAGGTTGGTGTCATCAGAAAGCATATCATGCATACGTTGCGAGTTAGCAATGATTGACTTCAGTTGACCCATTGCCATGTCACCTTCGTAGTCATACTCTGTCTTTTCTTTTGCTTCAGTAGCATAAGTTTTAGCACCAGCACGAGCACGATTGAAGATGGCATCGTCACCAAGAACAATAAACATCATCGAGTTAATGAAGTTTGCCATGACATCACGCTCAGCACCCTGAAGTGTCATACCACCCTGTACCTTGACAATTGCCTTGCGAAGAATCGGAATGGTATTCGCTGGCATCAGACCAGCGCGAACTAGTTGCTGAAGACGACCATCTAAATCGTGCGATTCAGCAATGACAGTATCTCTGATTGTTTTTTCTAGACTCATTGTGATTCCTCTAATCTTTTCTATATTTATATTATTTTGAGGTCGCTCGTAGCATCCACGCATGTTTTGCATGAATATCTAGACGTTCTTCAATAAGATTTACAAGACCCCGATTACCGTCTGCATCAGCAAGTTTATGTGCCGTATTTAATGCTTCAATTACGGAAACATTAGCATCGATAAGATCTGCAACCATCCCCGAAACATCAACGCCGTAAATATTTGACTCTTTAACTGTAGTTGTAGATGCCAACTCAGTCATATTATATGGTGCATAGTCATCTAATGCACGAATCTGTTCGGCGATAACATCTGCAGCAGCGAACAATTCCTGATAGAGATTGGCAAAGAAATCGTGCAACTGAGCGAAGTCTTTACCCTCTACATTCCAGTGATGCCCATGTGCTTTGAAATACATCGCGAAAGTATTCGCGAGTACGATCTTCATTGATGTCACTAGTTCGTCCATGTCAACAATTCCACTTTCTTAATGCTAATGCCTTGCGAGTCGGACGACCCTTCTCATCTTTCATTGGACCTTCTACACCAGACATTCTAGCACAGAAACTCTTGCGACGACCTGCTGCCTTACTACCTGCCTTTAACTTAGAAGGAGGAGTAGTTACAGGTGCTTGTAGATTACCACCTTTAGCATTATAAGCATCGCGACCCTTTTGTGTCAGACCACCAGTAGAGGACTTATGTCCTTTGGCATCAATCGCTGCTTCTTTAATACAAGAACCGTTTGCACAAGGTTTAGTTCCTGGTTTACGTTTGTAACCAGTCCAACAAGTGCAACCTGTTTTTTCTGTTTCAGCAATAAATTCAGCGAAAGAATGCATTACTTTTTCTTTCTTTTGTTTCTATTGTTGATTCTTTTGCGATCGATCATGCGCTCTTTTTGTTGAAGGCGAATCGAAAGTCTACCGACCATCGGTGCCATGCGCTTTACCATTCCCTCTAATCTTGTCTTCTCAGAAGCAGATAGTGAAGAACGATCGCGACCACGAAGCACTCTGCTGTAAACCATGTTACGAGCAGCACGAACGGATCTTGACTTAATACGATCAGGAGTTGCAACACGCTTTAGTGCCATGTTTCTTGCAAGATTACGGCGACCCTTTGTTCGCATCATATTAAAACGCTTCTTCAGACGACCTTGGGGAGTAATACCTTCAGCGATATCCTCATCAGAATCTTCGTAGTTTAGATCTTCGTAATCATAATAGTCAACCAGATCTGCCCACTCAGCATTTTCGATTTCAGAAGTAACATCATTTTCGATTGCGACCATATCATATTCATCATGACGATCATCGCTGTTATAATCCAACATGTCATTATGCATTGGAGGAGTAGGATAGTTAGCAGGATTGATAGAATCAGTGTTAGGTTTTTCCTGACTAAAGTCAGCCCATTCTTCGTGGATCGCTTTTAAAAATTCTTCATGCGACTTATGAGCACGGTTTACCAACGATTCTTTTTCGATCGATGACTTCAGACCGTGGTACTTGTTCATAAACTTGTCGTGGTGGTTGGAAGCAATTTCATGCTCTTTACCATCATAGAACTTTACCTTGGCATTAATCGACTGAGACTTGTGTAGTTGGTGAACCAGATTCTTAGGGACATCTGCTTCTGCTGCCTTTTTCTTAGCAATAGTTTTCTTTGCTCTGGCGATTGCCTTTGGATCCGAAAGAACCTTTTGCAATTTTGCTTTAAAATCTTGGCGAGCAATAACACCCCTTGCAGAAATTTCTGACAGAGTTTCTTCTTTCTGAATACCGCCAATATATCGTGTCGGGACATCATCGTAACGAGCATCGAATGTCGGAATCTTTTTCGCAGCAAGACCTTCTTGTCCAGGAGTCGCTGCCGCATACTTCTGACGCAGAGCATCAGTTCCCCATTCGTTGCTCTTGCCGAGTTCTTCAGGAAGAATAGATGACTTGGTAACCTTTGACTTGAACATCTTGTGATCAACACCGACTCTCTTAGCAGCAACCTTGTGAGCATGAGCAGTGTTCTGCGCCTTAACGTGAACCGAACCAGCAGCGACTGCTTTACCAGCATGTTGCTTGGGGAAGTCTACCTTCCACATGCCATGCGCTTCTTCGAGTTCTGCTTCTTCTTTGACGGTCTTTAGGCCACTGCGCAGTTCCTCTGCTTTCTTGCGTTGCCTTTCTGCAACAGCATCCCGAGATCGTTTGATGCTGGCGTTGCGTCTGTCAATAGAATCTTGGTGTTGTTTAGCATAAGGATTGGCGTTGCGAGAAGCTTGGTATGCAGCAGAAGGTTGGTATGCTGCTGCTTCTTTCATATTACCTTTGGTGTCAAGTTTAGTTTCTTCAGGTAAACCTTTTTTGCGTCTTTGAGCAGCGGTGAAGTGATCAGGTGTTCCAGTATCTGGATCCATCTTCAGTTTAGCACCTGCCTTCTTTGCTCTATCCATACGAGCTCTGGTAAGGTTACGTTCTTTTCTCGCGATAGCACGACCCATTGCTCCTCTAGCACTGCCACGAGGCGATCTATCTTGCAATCCTTTCGGCATATCATTGTCCTCAACGAGTTCTTCGCTGATTGCTTTCTTAAACTCTGCATGAGAGGCATGTGCCTTGCTCTGTAGTTCTTCTTTATCTGCAGGTTTAAGCGAACGATACTGATTGATAAACTTCTTAGCATGGTGCGGTGCGATGGTATGCGACTTACCATCCTTAAATTTAACTGCTTTATTGATGCTGACTGCTTTGTAAAGTTGCGATACCAAGTGAGGAGTTTTATCTTCATCTGGATCTTCTTTTGATTCGCTGTCATCTTCATCGCGTTTAGTTGGAGCAAGTCCCTTTGAATCGCGACGCAAGTCTCTACGTGCATCTCCGAATGCTGATGCTTCTCCAAGATCTGCGGTGTCGCATGTCTGGCAGCAGTCTGGAGTGCCACAATTGTCATGTTCAACAATCTTGGCATTCAATGGTTTGCGAGCTTCTTGCTCGGTTGCTTTCTTGTATGCAACATCCATATCTTTATCTGAATCACTCTCTTGTGGTTTCAGACCAGGATTTGCATGATAACCATAGTCACCCTCTTCTGGGAATCCATCTCTAGGATAATTCTTAAAGACTGCTTCCTTAACCGTATTCATCGCCTTGCGTGCGAGGTGCTTGGCAACGTTCTTGATTTCGTTGCCATACTTATCCTTACGCTTCTCGCCTGATCGACGAGTCGGGTTTTTAGGATCTTCTTGCCATGGTGGTGAATCATTTTTCATGTTTGGGTTACTCTCCAGTCGTTTCCTATATTTATAATAATTACTGCTTGTATTTAAAATCGCACATCAAACGACTTGGAAACCCTTCTTTCCCCATCGAATCTCGTATGTTTAATTTGAATTCATACTTAGGACTGTCAATTACAATATCAATTCTTTTACCCTTACCAGTTTTACCACCATAATAGATAGTTTGTGACATAGCATTTGCGGCAGATCGCATATAGATTTCATCGACTTTATATGATTTAATTTTCCCAGGAAATTTATGGATAACGTGGTATCCATGCCCAATACCAGATTCCAGTAGAGTCTTTAATCCAAGTAAATTAGGAGAAACTACTGGCACAACTTCACCCTTACCAGTCCCATTAAAGATATCGCAGAATTTTTGATGGTCAATCTTAAATAAATCCAGTAGTGCCCGACCATTTTTATTTGTAATTGAACCTGATTGAATTTCTTTCTTGGTAAGAATAGTTTGAACGCCAACATTAAAGAACGTAACAGTGCTCGCAAATTTCAAACTGAGAAATAATGTCCGTGGAATGGCATTCTTATCTTCCCACGTCACAGTAATATCAGTTACTGCAGCACCAATATCGTTACCAACTCCTTTGGTATTAGTCAATTTAATTCCACTAATAAATGACAACGGTCTTTTGGTATTATCGCCACCAACTGGATCAACCTTGAAATCAGAACCTTGTCCAATACCATACGTTTTATCTAGACCTTGGATGGCTTCTAGGATCATTCTATCCATACCAGCAGACTCGGGATCACTGCGCCAGTCGGTTAATGCTTGGGTAAATTGATCTTCGAAAGCATTGCCGCGATTTTTAGCACCTCTGTTGCCAGAGGAACCGTCTCCAAATTTTACTTTAAATGGTTGCTTAACTCCAGACTGAGTTAAGATTTGCTGCTCGGTAAGAGAACCTTTTATAGCACGGACGACATTTATTTTAGGTACAGCGGGATCGATATTAATCGGAGTATCGATCTTCGGATATTTTTTACGCAGAAAATTAAATACTGCTTTACAATTATCGCGATACACTTGGGTGTGCTTTGGACCTTTCAGAGCCGAATCAATATCTTGCTCTGATGTTGGGAAAAGATTATACGCCATTACTTCTTTTTCTTCTCTTTCTTTGCCATCTCATCGATTGCTGTCTTGTTGTCAGAAATCCACTTTTGTAGCGAGATCAGTTGCTGGGCGTTTTGCTCGCATCTGGAGTAGTTGTTGAAGATGGTGAGGAGGGCTTCATTGTCTTTAATTCCTGAGGGGCTCGCATCAGAACTTCTGGTGGGGTCGGCATCACTGGATGTGGCACTAGTGTCGTGGAGGAACACCCAACCATTAGACAACTCAAACTGAGCAGGGACAACGTTCGTAGCGATATCGCGGTATACATATTCTTTTTCCTTGATTATATTAGTTCTATCAACATACTCGGTAATAACTTTACCAGAGATTTCGGCATTTTTCTTTTCGAGGACAGCAATCTGTTCACTCTTTTTTGCAGCGAATCTTTGAAGTTCTGCTTCGGCATATGCAGATCCCTTCATATATCCATATACAAACACTCCAAGAATGAGTGCTGCTGCTGCTAATAATTTATACGGGAGAGGGATCATACCAAACATATTTAATTCCTTATTCTTCTTCGTCGGATTTCTTAGTTGGTTTCTTCGGAGCGAACTTCTCTACGCCAGTAATACCAAGAGTACCGATGACAATATACATTACACCGTTGAAGATAAACTCTTCAATTGTGAAGGACCAGAATAGATTCGCGATAAAACCGATAGCAATAAGAATAGTAGCAACAACAGCAATCATACGCTTAGTTGATGGATTGCCATTTTCTGACATCATATCTTTAAGATATGTTAGAAATTTGCCCATGGGTTATTACCTTTTTAATTTGACTTTACCAGCGAGGATTCCAACTCTTGATCGATCCATAATACTTTTAGATTCTGCATCAGAGAAGTTAGAACCGAGGTGGTGTTTGTATGTCTTTTCATCACCCGATGCTGCTGCGTTGCGCATCTTTGTTCCTGACATACCGTGTGAACGGTTTTCATCTTTCGGGTAGTGTATTTCTACTCTATGTGGTTTCTCACCATTCAGTTCCGGAATCTTTCCAGTTTCAATCGAATTCTTTAAACGCTCTGCCATTTCCTTACGATCGTGTCCGAAGTGAAGATGTAATACTTTCTTTGGACCACTCAACGAATGAAATGCACGACCTACCGTTTGACCAGCAGACTTTTCGACCTTGAATTCAGCAGCACCGTTTGACTGTTTATTAGCAATATGTTCTCTTTCTTTATCAGAAAACACATCTGACTTACCAGACAAACCAACATGCTTCTTACCAGCGCCCATTCCACCAACAACATCAATATGATGACCCATATGTGTATGAGGGGATGCACCCATAAATGCTACATGAGCATGTTGTTCTGCTTCTTCCTCAATGTATGACTCGTTGGCACGATCGCTAACACCAAGGTGAGTTCGCAGATGCTCAAGAGCAGAACCGTGGTCCATACCTTTCTTGGTAGCAACACCTGCTTTAAATTTGTCATATATTTCTTGGTGTTGTGACTTTGGAATATGCTTCTTGATTAATTCTGCCACACCCTTAAATGAATCAATCTTTTTGTGGTCTGCAGTAGCACCAAATAGTTGTTTCGATATCTCATCTGGATGCTGAACACCAACATCATTTTCATCTGATCTAGAACGCAGACCATGTGAGATAGAAAACTTATGCGTTGACCCTGCCGCTGCATTGATAAGCATCTTGTGATGCACACCTTTAATACCTGCTTTGGTATCTTCCCAACTAGAAGAATGAAGGAACCTATCAGTTTCAGATCCAGGATTATGAACACCCTCAAAATCAAATTGATGGTGCTCACCATTCTCGTGGCGCATTACTGCAGAGATTTCGTTACCGTGCTTTTTAGTTCCAGCGACGGTATAGTTACCAAACTTTTTACCTGTTGCAAGAGTTGATGCTATTTTGTCTTTATGATCATGACTGACCTGAACGTCGACATCGCCGACATGTGGTTTATATCTGGCAAATTCGTGGTCGTCAATATGGTTTCCCATAAAATCACGCGAAGAACCTGAATAGACATGACCTGTTTTTAGTTTTTCTTTATCGGCACCAAATAGATGCTCGCCATGTTCTTTATGAAACGCATCGTGAATCTTACTCAGCGCTGTGTGAACATCTGTTCTACGTGCTGCTCTGGTATCATGTTGAATTGGGAATGGAGCAGCAGAAGTTTCTTGCCCCTTTGGACCAACTTTAATGTTTCCACCTTCGTTTAGAAAGAACTTAAAACTTTTCATTATTTTTTCCCAAACGATAGATTAGATGAAGACTTCGCTTCTTTGAATTTAGGATTGATTGCCTTGAAACGAGTCGCTTCTGGATTAGCGTCTGATGGGTGAACAACCAGTCCCTCAGTACCAGATCCAAATTTGTTCTTGATTTTCTTTTCTCCAAGGTGTGTAGAAACCTTAGCACTGACACGCTTTTTGATGTTATTAAACTTTTCAATCTCGGCGAGTTTTGCTTGTTTGTTCTTGGGAACTGTTCTGGTATTAATCAACCCATGATCGAGTTTATGAAAATCTGCTACTTCATCTTTAACATCGACATGTGATGGCGTGTGCTTAATAATATCATGATCGAATTTAATATTATCATCTGACAAATTGTTCTTAAAGTGTTCAGGATCGTGTTGCTGATTCGTTGGCATCCTAGAGTGAATAATAAATGCACCTTGTTTACCCAATCCCTTTGTTGAATAGGAAGTGTGAACAAATTTCACTTCATCTTTCTTGTCTCCAGGACGAGCGAGCGAGCGATTAAATGCTTCACCGCTGACAGCAACTTCGCCGTGCTTCTCGTAATGTTTCGCTAGATGATTTTGTAGTGCACTGTTTGAGTGAAGAGCATCATGGAACTTAGACATTGCTGTTGGACCAGTAGGATCATATTCCTTACCAGTCTCAGATGCTCTACGTTTTGCTCGTTCAATATGTCCTGCACCAGTTCTGATTCGATCGCTACCAGAACCTGAGTGCTGAGTGTAGAATCCCTGTTCATCGTGCCCAAACTTAAACGTTTGACCATCGGTCTTTTCAGTTACATGATGGATATGGACTTTACCACCCTTAGTGGTTTTCTCGAACTCATCCGTAGACAATGAGGGAGTTTGACCACCTGCAGGTGTGGGTGATGAATGCAGGTGCGGTAAACCCTGCCTAATAGATGCTTCAGAGAGATATTGAGTAAATGATAACATGGGATTCCCGTTCAATAGTATCTCTCTATTTATAATAAAAATGCCTACGTTACTCCGACTTTTACTATGTTTTCTCGCTAAGAGAATGTGTTTACTACGGGTACACCGTTGGTAATCGGTAGGCAATCACCATTAGTATTTATTAAAACACTTTTTTCCAAGGGAAGTTTATACGAGATGGAACTCTTTCTATTGTATCTGGATCAAATTTTCTGGTATAGAATACCATTTTCTCGTCATCATATACTGGAATGATAGCAGTATCATCAATGATTCCTTTTCTACCACCACGACGACAAGTTAGATTTACCCACTCAAGATTTACTTTTTCGCTTATATCAGCAAGTCTGCCCAGGAATTCTCGATCACCATAATGGAATGGAACCCACGATTCATCATACCCCTCAGATTCCACAAACAGTTTCTTTGAGATAACAAACTGATTGAGTGCAACATAGGGATCGCCGCGACCTTTGTAGCGAGCATTAATCTCATACAATTTCAGAGGATCAAGTTCTTCTTTTTGTAATCTGTGCAGTTCGGAGGGTTGAAGTGTGTAATCGATGTCCAAGAACAACAACCACTCAGTATCGGCAAGCATAGCACCAAGATTGCGGCAACCATGACTATTGAACCCAATATCCTTGGTGACTTTATATACTGAAAGATCTATGTTGTCTGAAAATGTAACACCCCGAAAGACTTCCTCGGCGGGAACCTCTTGGGATCCATCGTCGATTAGGATAATCTTGATCGGGGTGTTATACACCTTCCACCTCTCGATTTGAGTCTCGAGAAGTGTTCGGTCGTTATAGTAGGTATGGATTATTGTAAATTTGTTCATCCAACAATCTGTTTTAGTTCCTCAGTAGCATCAACTTCGGTCAGATCGATAGCAGGAAACTCAACCTGCTCTGTCAGACTATACTGAAGATACTCGTTGTGAGTAAGATTCTGATCCAGATACAACTGCCAACCAGAAAGAGTTTCGTGGAACTGCTTAGTA